GAAAGACTTCACAAAAAGAAAATTGCCCCTGCCCCTATAAAACCCCTAGGCCTAGGCAAAGAACCTTACCAGTAAAGGGTTGTAGGAGTGCTTGGGATGCTTGATTTACAGTGGCTTGTCGCCACGCCTTGAGTTGCAGGAGATGTGGGCTGGGAGCAAAGGAGAGTTGATATCTCCAGGGATCACATGGTCTGCTGAAATCTCTTTGCGATCAGTGAAAGCTTGGCCGCACAGATGGCAGTGGGTAGCCATAGCCCTGATCACTTCTCTTTGTCTTCGGTATGCAGGATTGCTATATCTGCCCTGCTTTTCCTTTTCATGGACTTGGCAATAGCTTCCACCTGCAGTCAAGGATCCACATTTGATACAGGGCTTTGGAAATCTTCCCATTATTCGTCATCCAAAGGGTCGTTGTATTGGTCATAGATGGCTTGAAATCCCAAAGCAATGTCGGTGTTCGTTAGCACTGTTGAATCCCTCGTATCGGTCGCTGAAGGCTTATCTGAGTGTCTGTGAGTCTTTCTCCAGTTCTTCACCAAGATCACTGCATCTCTGTCGTCTGTCTCAAATTCTGCACCACATGAACAGACTTCCCTGATCATTGAATGACTCTCACAAATCTGATCTGGGACTTCTTGAAGTCAGTCAGTGGCTGAATCACTGTGGTCTTGTAAAGGCGATTAGCGTTGATTATCAGTCCAGAGCCAACATAGATTGCTGAATGATAGAAGTCAGTTGATCCTTGGTGAGCAAAAACTACAATGTCGCCAACTCTAGGGATTGAAACTCTTTGCCCTACATGACCTTGCTTATTAGCAGAGTGCGGCAACTCTATGTTCATTCTTTGATACGCATACCTAACCATTCCTGAACAATCCCAACCTGCAATTGTTGATCCTGAAAAGACATAGCCAGTCTTATGAACTCTAGTGGTCAGGTATTCAACAACTTGCTTGAGCTTCAGTCTTTTCTGCTTCTGCTTTACTTCCTTGCCGAAATTCAATAAGGTCGTTCGCAGATCATAAGTTGCTGTCAGAGATTCAGATTTAGAAACCCTAGCTTGTCCAGAGCCTGTCCCAAAATTGATTGAGAGAAGCGTGAGCAAAGTGATCATTGCCACTAACATCTTTGTCTTCATCTTGCATCCTTACCCCAGCCGCCACCAACGAAGCGAATGGTTTGAAGCCCAAACTTTCTTTCCATGTCCAACTCACAGAGTTCACAGTAAGGCTTTGGAACTTCTTCAGTCATCTCTGCAAAAACTTGTTCAGTCCTTCCACAATTAGAACAAATGAAATTGTATGTGGGCATCAGATCTTCCAAACTGTTCCAGTGAAATCTTTATCTCTTTCTAAGACAAAGCAGACAAGTCCAGGCTGGCTGTCTTCACCTTGGCTTGTTCTCCACCAGTTAGATCCGTTGTCAAGTGTTGCGGCCTGCACCCAGAATCTTGAAGTTCCCCTAGGAGTTGAACCGAGCTCTAGAACTCTAAGGTGATGGAAATGTCCACTAACTCCAATAGTTGCCGCATGAACTGGTTGCTTTCCGAACGCTTGCTTTCTCCACCAGTCTGGAACTGCATCTGGCCTTGCAGATTGATGTCCATGCCATAAACCGAGAATGTGGAAGGAATCTTGAAAGACATCTATTGCTAAAGATTCGTCATGAGAAGCAGGCTCAAAGAATTCAATCGGCAGACCAACTTCCTTACTCAATCTGGCTAGAGTCCTTCCGATATGGATTCCCCAGTCATCCGTAGCCTTGCCGACTCTCTGCTTGTTGATCCTGAATTGGCAATGATTGCTTCCAACGCTTAGATAAGTTATTGGTGCGTGCTTAGAAAGCATCTTCAAAGTTTCCCAAGCCAAAGAAGTAGCCAAATCCACTTGTTGCATAACGCTTAGGTCATTAGATTGCAGTTGGTGCATGTCGGCCGCATTACCAAAGTTCTCAATCGTGTCGCCAACATCACAGAAGATAATCTTTTCAGGCTTCTGCTCTCTGACCTTAGCGATTAGCTTGACTTGAGTTTCAGCGACTCTGTGAATCAACGCATCAATTCCACCCCTGTGATCCACTTTGCCAACTTGCAAGTCAGACCAAAGAATGACCATAGCCTTTCCAGGCTGAACAGATTTAGGTTGCACTGGCTTCGTCTTCTTAGCCAAAGAATAAAGCAATGGCAGATTGATTACAGAATTTCTTTTCACCCAGCGAATCCGAACTGAAGTCATCCAAGCAGGCTCAAGTGGAAAAGGCCTTGCCACCTGCCACCTTGAGATTCTAGGTTCACCGACAATCTCTATTTCGTCAGGATTGATTCCTGCATCTCTCAGAAAGCTTTCAATGTCTGTCGGGTTATCTCCTTCAACAGCAGGTAAAGTCGCTTCACCACCAGAGCCGTCAAAAGTGATTGAAGGACTCCAGCCTTCAGGAACGCTAACCTTTGGTGCAGGCTTGCTTAGGTCTTCCAGCATGAACAACGCTTCTCTCTGTGATGTTTGATTGATGTATCGCTTAACTTGATCTCTCGCTTCAACAATTCATTCTGCAAAGTCTTGCAAGGCCATTCAGGATTCATGACAGCCTGCTCCAGAATCAAAGCATCCTTGTCAGCCATTTCGTCTTTCACAGTGCGAACTCTGCAACTTACAATCTTGACTGGCAACTTCAAATCTTCAAGCATTATCTTCTTTCCAAATCCAGCCTATAACTAGCCAGATCAATTTCTTCCGATTCCCAAGCCAAAATCTTCTTTGCTAAGTTATCTGCCAAAGTCTGCATTATGTCGCCTTGTGCAGCAGAAACTAAAAGAAGATCAGCCAGAGCAAAGCGAATCCCTTCAAGATCAGCACTCCAGATCAGATTCTTGTCCCGAAGCAACTCAACAGCTTCGTCAATAGCCCTAGTCATCATGGCTGTCCCCAAACTGATGGTCATCAATGTATTCGGCTTGGGTCAGATAAGCCATGAAAATACTGGCAAGCATCAAGAAAAGGATTCCACCACCAACAATTGCCAACAGAATCAAAATAAATTCCAGCATCAGTCAATGTCCACCGAGTCAGAAAGCTTCTCCAGGATTAGATCCAAAATTGCTTGCATCTGTGCATTAGTGATCACTTCAACTCTCTCCAATTCAATTAGAGCATCTGAAGTTCTTTCGGCTTCAGCCCTGCGGCCTTCCTTCACTCCAGCAAGATAATCTTTACTGAAAATGTTGATCGCATTTACCCGAATGCACTGGCATCCGTCATTACAACTGCAAGTCATTTCTCTCCTTCAATCTTTAGGCAGTTTTCTTCAATGAAAATGTGAAGCTCTTCAAAAGCGTTCCCATAAGCAATCATTGTATTGGCAACCTGCATTTCTCGGTAAATTGCAAGCAGATCCCAGATTTGTTCTTTAGTCATTTTGTTGCTCCTTTTCTTCAACATCAGTCCATTCACCCCAAGAAAATGAACCAACAGATTCTTGACCTTCACCATCTTCTAATTCTTTGATCCCAAGCTCTAAAGCCTGCTCTTTAGATTCGGCTTCAACTTCCACTGTATAAACAACGGAAGCATCCATCTTCACAACCCACTTCTTCATTCTTGACCTTCTTCCACACATTCGCATTCGTCATCCCTAACTCCAGCCAAGCAATGTTCAGCAATGAATTCATACAGCAAAGACATTCCAATACTGTTCTTATGCTTATCGGTATCACATAGCAGTCGGTGGATGTCCAGGATTTCCCAGATTTGACTTTGTTTCATTTGTTTTCTCCTTCGCAATTTTCAATTGCAGTCTGTTCGGTCTGATACTTGCTCCAGCAAGGTTCTTGAGTCTGACTCCAGAAAGCCAGAATTGTGATCAGCACGCTAAGTGCCGCTAGTGCTGAAACGATAAAATAAAACGATTCACGCTTAGTTAGATCAGTCATTTAGTTTCTCCCTTGATAAGTGCAATAACATCTTCAAACCAGAAACCTTTAGCATGAGTCCAATCTTCAGGTCTTTGATTGATAAGTTCAGTTAGCAGCTCAATGATGCGTTGCTGTTCCTGCCTTACACCCTGCTCAATCTTGTTTTGCAATGTCTCATCAAACCAAGTGCGAGTCATGACAAGATTCTTATTGTTCTCCCTGCACTGGCAAGTAGTCATCACCAGCGTTTCGTTAGGCTCAATCATTTGCACTCCTAAGAGAAATCTTGATTGCCACAATTGCAATAAAAGCAAGCATCAGAAAAGAAACAATCGGATGCGTGAAGAATGGCATCAAGAATCCAGCAATGTAAGCGACAGCAAAGAAACCAGCAAAAGCAACTGCAAGTTGCAAAACAAACCTAATCATGAAATGCCACCCATTCCCAGAACTTTACGGATCTGATTGATTGCTTCAATGCGATTCAAATTAGCTTCAGCCATGTAAGCAAGAATTGCGTCATCCCACTTATCCCAAACATCAGCGTGCAAAGCGAAATCTCTGTTGCACATCCACCAGTCTTTGTAAGCGTTAGTTGCCGCAATGAATAGTTCAGCCTGAGTCATTATGCACCTACCAATTCAACTTTGATGTTGCCATGAAGATAATTGAAAACATTTTCTTGAGATTCCTGATTGAAGAATGAAATCGCAAAGATTGTGGAATCTTCCTTGATTGAGTGAATCGCAATGATGTCCAGGATTGACCCATTTGTGTCCCAGATTGAATCTCCTGCAACAAGCTCACGAATAAATTTAGTTGCAGACATTATGCACCAACCTTGTAATCAGGATTTGGCTTTAGAACAATGTTGCCTGCCAAAGTGTAAATGTAAATAAATCTGTCAGTGGTATTGATCTGCTCGCCCATTATGCACCAACCTTGCTGTAAGTCATAGCGATCTCAAAAGATGTATGAACATCTGCAGGGAAATCCACTAGGTCATCATTGTCATCAATGCAAGTGATCTGGTAGTTATCTCCACCAACCCAAGTGATTGCATCCACCTGATAAAGTCTGCCATTCAAGTGCTTGAAGATATCTAGTCTTTGAAGCTCGTAAGTTGCTTTCTTCATTTCTTTGTCCTTTTGTCCTATAAGGCCTTGTGCCTTATGTATGTAAACTAGCCGATTTTCAGCCAGAAAAGAAGCATTTACAGCAAAATTCTTTATATCATTTTGATAAAGAAACCTGTATAGAAAAGCCCTAAAACTATGCAGATTCAAGCAAAATGGCTGACAGTTACTGCCACGCCAGATTGCCGCACAGCATACTTCTTGCTGATCTCAAGCCTTACAACAAGGGAATCATCAGCCCAGACTGGCTTCATGCCATCCAGGAGTCCCCGAGCAAGCTTATCCAAGTCAGGCGGCGTAATCGGATAATCCCTTTTCACAGTCTTCGGACGAGTCAAATAAAAGACTGCTTCAACTTTGACAGCCTGATCAAACTTAGAGTCATCTCCAGAATCCTTCATGCCCTGAATCACAGCATCATTGACTGCTTTACGCCAAGCAGGAAGCTTCGGAGAAGATTCAATTATTAACGGAATGTTATTCCCAGCCGCTGTCCTTCTAGATCCGACATACTTCTTAGATCCTTGTGGAGCAGGATCAACTCCGAAGACTGTGAAGCTAAAACTATTTCTTGCCATAATAATTCACCACAATAACAAACCAACAGAAAACCCCTGCAAACCCATTCAAGGCTTGCAAGGGTTGAACTGTGAAACAAGAGTTAACAATAAATAGCAGACCAAAAAGAAAACCTGCTATCCACGAACCCATAATTTAGAAGGGTGCGTTAGCAACAATAGATTCTAAAACTGGTGGAACAACTGCTGGAACATCAATTTGTGCATTGTTGATATCCAACTTGACTTTTCTTCCAGGCTTACCAGTCTTATCTTCAAAGTCTTCAATCTTTGCTGAAAGCTGCCCAAAAACAACAACATCTGCATCAACTGGCAAATTATGTGAAACAGCAAACCAAACTGTCCAAGTCCTTGTGTAATCTTCCCCAGTAGCCGACTTGTAGCTTTCAACTAGAGAAAGTCCCTGATTGCTTGCACCAAAAACTTTTGAGACTTTACCTGCAACTTTTACAACTGCCATTTTATTTTCTTCTTTCGTAGATTAGTTATTTTGTTTAGATTTGAAACTTTACTGCCAGATCATTCTATACGATATCGCTGACAATATGTGCAACATTTACACAATCCAAATGACCACAAATGCGTTCCCCAGGATAAACCAAAACACCTTCGTCATCAATCGGATTCAAATTAGGATCTAAAGCACCCTGAAATGGAATACAGCGAAGTTTCCCGTATTGAATGGTATTCGCTGGCTTCACCCTGCAAGAAACACAAAGCAGATCCTTCCTGCCACGCTTCTCAGCGTTCACAGTCCAAACAAAGCCACATCTGCGGCACTGCACCTGATTATCCTGCAAACCCTATTTCCCTAACCCTAGAAAACTCACCATCAAACTTCGCTTCAAAGAAGCCAGTCGCACCATGCCGATTCTTCACCACATCCAAAGTAATCAAAGACTTCTGACCATAAGCGAAAAGCTTTTGGCTCTCACCCCTAGAAATCTTAGTATCTTCAATGATGTCTGCATCACTCTGCTTCCTAGAAAGCATAATGATCACATCTGCATCCTGCTCAATCTGACCTGAATCACGAAGATCACCTGCAGTCGGTCTTTCATCAGGCTTGCCATCAATCCTACGATTCAACTGTGCCAAAGCAACCACAGGCACACCAAACTCCTTAGAAAGATTCTTCAAATCCATGCTGATCTGCGAAATCTGTTCATACTTCGGAGCTTTAGGATTAGCCGCCTGAATCAACTGCAGATAATCCACAAAGATAGCCTTCACAGGTCGCTTCAACAAAACAGAATTTAGATAAGCCCGAATCTGTGCAATGGTCTGACCACCACGATCCAAAATCATAAGCTTACTTTCAACAGTCTGAATCAAAGAAGCAATTGCAGACTTCCACTCAGGAAGAAGCAACCCACGTTCAATGCTCTCCAAAGGAATTCCCAACTCACCAGCAACAACACGATTCAACAAGGAAGCCTTATCCATCTCCAAGCTAAAGAACAAAACATCTTCCATCCTAGAAAGTTCCCAAGCCAACTGCATCCCAACCACAGTCTTACCAACTCCAGGTCTAGCACCAATAACATAAAGCCCAGACTGCTTCAACCCAACAATAAGCCGATTCAACCCAGCAAAACAAGTTTCCAAAGTCCTTTTAGGATTCAAGATCTCGTTCAACATCAACTGCAAATCCCAGCGAAGATCAGGCAACTCCAAAGCTTCCACAATCTTCAACTGATCCAACTTCACCCGAACAGAATCAATCTTGGACTGAACATCTCCACCCTTCTGCAACTCCAAAGCAAGCAAACCCAACTGGCGTTCAACAGACTTCTCCAAAACCCTTGAAGCATAGAAATGAACATTCTGCGGCGTAAAAGCAAACTGCAAAGAATCCCAAACTCTCTGCCGAACAGCAGGACTCTCAATCTCAGCCGAAACAGTAAACACATCAAAGAACTTCTTCTTCTCAAACTGCTCCGACATAATGCCAAACGCTTCACGAAACCAAGGAGAATCAAAGTCATCAGCAACAAGCGAAACCTGATCCATGCCCAAACCCTGATTAGTCAAAAGACAAGCAACAACTAACTCTTCAAAATCAATTTCATTCATTTCTAATTCTTCCCTTTAGACTGCGAAGCAGCTCTGTCCAAGTATGCCCACCATCTCTCAAGCCTGACCTTCTCGGTATAAGCAGACCGACATTCATAGCCAGAAGCAAAAGAAGAAAGCAAGTCATCAACAAGCAACGGAGCAAGCCCAGAAACTTGAATAGAAGCAAGATGCAAATCACCAAACCTAGTGGAATCAAAAACAAGAATTTCACTATTGCTTTTAACTAATGTTTCTTTACTGTTTAGAGCCTTGATATTCAATGGGCTTTCTTCTTGAGAATCAAGGGTCTTATTCTGTGAGTTTCGGGACGCATTTCGTGGGCTATCTTTTACAGAATCAAGGCCTGGAAGCAAAATGGCGTAGCGATTAGCACGCTTAGAATGGGCTGATCCTTTGTCCCACACAAGCTCACCCGAAGCCTTCAAACGCTTCAAACAGCGATCAACAGTATCAACATTGCACCTAAGCATCATTGCGAGAGTTTCTCTGGTCGCAAACATTCCCTTGGGCTGACGAAACTTGACTAACGCCAAAAGCAACAGCAAATCATTGCCCGAAGCCTGACTGTTCTGCCAGACTGCTTCATAATCTTCAAATTTGTATCTTTTACTCACTTTGTCCCATTTTCATTTACTTGTAAATTGCCGCTAAAACATCTTCATCAATAAGAAGGCGTAAAGCCATCTCTGCTTGCTGTGGAACAACTCCATTGCCCAAAGCTTTCAACTGCTCAACTCGCTTCAATCCGATTTCAGGATCACAAACCCAACCTTCAGGTAATCCCATAAGCCATTCCACAAAGTCTGCAGAAAGCCTGTGGCCATCATCTTTACCATCTGGCTTAGTTGGCAAAGGTGCAGATCTGTCAATGACTGCTTCCCAACGCCTGATTGCAGGTTCAAACTTACCCCAAGAAACTGCTTCATTCACTACTTCTTCCCGAAGATTTCTGTAGCCGCCTGGACTTCGCAATTTCAATTCAGCAATCTGTTCAGGAGTTTTGATCTCTCTATGCTCCATGGTATTTAGAGTCGGCAACAATTTCATTTGAGAATTCAACAAGATATCTCTAGCCTGATTGCTCAACCAGACTTGCCCAGTCTTAGATTTAGTTTCACTGCTTTGAAGCGAAGGAGCTTTAGAGCCTTCACTAGCAACTGGAGTCATCAACAATTCCATTCGGACTGCCACGCCTAAGCTTGCTCCAGGCATCCCCTTAGTTTTGCCATCCAAATAATCTTGTCGCCTGCCCAAATAATCTTCAATCGGCTCGTCATGATTCCTGATATGAGCAACTGCAGGAGTCGGCAAAGTAACTAAATCCTTGACTTGATCCCTAAGCATCACATAGTGGCCTTTAGCGATTTTGACTTCGGCAGATACTGCTCCACCTTGACCTTCAACTGCAATTGGGGAACGCAATAATGAAAATTCTGAATCTTTGATGAGCTGCTCCTGCATCTGAAGCCCGAACACCTGTCCATTTCGCATCATACCCGATATCGGCCAGCGACCCGAGAACGGCCTGAATTGCTGTGAAAACAGGTTCGCTTCCCCAACTGTCCAAATCTTCTTGACTGTATTCCATTCCGTTATCTGCTTGAGCACTTAGCAAACCCCTTACATTTTCTATAACAACCAACTTAGGTTGTAGTTCTTGAATAGCTCTGGCGAATTGAAGCCATAGCCCTGACCTTGTTCCTTCTTGAAGCCCTGCACGCTTCCCTGCAAGCGATAAATCTTGGCAAGGAAATCCACCAGTCAAAACATCTATTGGCTCAACTTGAGTGAAATCCACTTCAGCGACATCCCGATAATTTGGGATTCCTGGAAAATGCTTTTCAAGGATTGCCGAAGGTGCTTTATCCCATTTACAGTGCCAAACAATTTCTGAATCCAAGACATTTAGCACTGCAAGATCCAGACCACCATAACCAGAGAAAAGACTGCCCACTTTCAATTTAGGCATCTGCAAGGATTTCTTTCAACTTAGATTTTGCCGCCTTCAAATCTGCAGTGAACTGCCATTCAAGCGTTTCAACATCAAAGTCCTTATCCACTTTTCTAATACTGAAAAGCTTTTCACTCTGATTGAAATTGTCTTCTTGGCTGATAAAGAAATAATCTGTCCCAACCTGCTTCAGGGTTGCCCAGTAAATCTTTGAACCCCAAAAGGCTAAGGCATCCTTGCTAAACCAGTGTCCAGTCTTAGCCCTGATAAGCAACCATTCATTGCAATCTTTGCTGTAAGTCATTATGCACCTGCTTCCTGATTGAGATCTACGCCTAAGTCTGCGACCCAAGTTCGCAACGACTGCTCTGACCAAAATGATTTGATGTGATAGCCACGCAACTGCAAGGCGTAAGTTGTTCTTTTACCTGATTTGATTTGCATACTCCAGCCTTGGCCGAGTTGCTTAGTCTGAATAAAGATCATTACGCACCGACCTTTTCCAGATTTTCCGACTGCAGCTTTTCTAAGTTTGCAATTTGTCTTCTTAGCGAATTGATTAACCACCACTGGCGATCTTCAGCGTAATAACCTGATCCAGTTTCTCTTTCAAGATCAGACTTCATGCAAGCGATCCAACTATCCAACGTTGCAATCTCTACTTCATGCTTGCCTGCAGTTTGTGGCATCCACTCAATATCTGTTTCATGGCCATACCATCTAGCAATGTTTGGAAGGATTTTAACTGTGATCATTACGCACCCATAATTTCTGCGTATTCGCTTTTAACAACTCTTTTAGCAATTCTTACAATTGTTGCAGTTGAAGATTCTGACCAGTCAAGAAGTGCTTCGTCTTCAATGAAGTTTTGAATCTTCAGTGCTTCTTCCAAAGAAATGCTTAGATGTTCAGCAATCAGTCTTGTATACATGTTCATTTTTTGTCCTTTTGTCCTTCAGGGCTTGTTCCCTGATACATACAATGTAGCCAAATAACGCCAAATAGACGAATGTAAATGCATTTTTTTCAAAAGATTTTTAGCAGGAAAAGCCTTGAATTCTAGGGGTTTTTAGGCATATTTGCGAGCTTTACGCTTTGCTCCTGAAGCCTAGTAAGGATTTTGGCTCTAAGAATGACCTGATTCTGCCCTTCCAAGATTAGGGCTAATTCAGTCAATTCAGCGATATGGCTGATAAGTATTGCCTGTTCAATTTCTAGAGATTCCATCTGCCTTACCTTTGATTGCTTCCAGAATACTTGACGGAACTTTATTCTGCTTCGCTTCATTGTAAAGGGAACGCAAGCCTTCAAGATCCGAAATGTTCTCTAACGCCGCCATCCAATTCTTTGAAGGAGAAACTCCCCGATTGACCTTGTTCATTTCTTCCCGAGTAACTCTCTTATCCCCAGAATAATTTGCGTTAGCCAGACACCTACCGATTGCTGAAGTTTCTGCGTTCTCCAGGGCTGAAGTTTTGTTGGCCATCCCTGCACCATCAATTTCAAAAGCCAAACCAGTCGCTTTCGGCAATCCCCGAGCCTGATCTTCAGAAGTCAAATAAACCCAAGCTTGCACAACCCAAGTCAAGATTGCTCTGTCATGTGCTTGAGTTATGTTCTTAGTAACTATTCTTCCATCTGGAAAATCTCTGTAGAAGCGTGCAATTCTTTCGGCAACAGTTTCATAATCTGCAGGGTTAAAGTGAGCCATTATCTATCTTCTTTCTTCAAGCCTAAAGTGATTAGGACTGTTATAAGTTCTTGTCTTTCTTCAGGTGTCAATTCAATTTCAAACTTTGCAGAATAACCTATTCCAGATTCAGGAATAGCCTTCAGAATCAAATTGAAATCTCCTTCATCCCCAAAAGTAAATCCGTCAAATTCATATCTTGCGTTTTCTTTACTCATTTTATTTCGCTTTCTTGATTGTTAGATAAGGAAGGCCACCAGCACGCTGACTTAGAGTGCAACAGATTACGCCATCAATAGTTCCATTCTTTGCACCATTCAAAGCTGCAACAGTTCTGGATTTCATTTCACGAAGAAAAGATTCGGCTTCATCAAATTTTGATTGAGCATTGAAAAGTTCAACGCCCAACTGACCTAACTCTTCATTTCTGACTTCAATGTCTGGAGATAACGCTTTAGCAGTTTCATAAGTGGATTCAGATCCATCCCATTCAGGTTGCAGATTTTCTAAGACATTCTGTCTGAATCTGTTCACTGCTTGAAGCATTGAATCCCATTCAAAGTCATCCCAAAGTACTTCATACTCTTTATAGCGGCCAGCATTGACAACAGCGAAGACTGTCTTCTTCAAGCCAAAGACGAACATATACCAAAAGACTTGAGCCTTGTAATGCTCTGGCACTGCATCCCAATAAGTTGCAGTATGTTTGATCTCCAAAATGTAAGCCTGCTCATTTTCATCAAAGCAGATACCATCTGGATTAGCGTGCATCCATTCATAACTTTTAGAAGCATAAGTTCCAACTTCTTCAACGACATGATCAGGATGTTGCTCTTTGTAAAGCTCACGAATTGCAGGCTCAACTAACTGCCCAAGTCGCATAGCAGTATTTCCGATTCTAGGTCTTTCCAGCCTTCCAGTCTTTTCAGCCCACAAAGTCATTGCAGAAGTAAAAGGAGATAAGCCCAAGATTGCACCTATTTCGGATCCTGAAATGACTCCAACCTGATTTCTCAAGGCGTGCCATTCAGGGGAACTGTTTTCAAAATTTCCAAGGAAAACAGCGTTTTCAAGTATTTGAGTCAATTTATTGTTTTTCATACCTAAACTATAGTTATGACCACTGACAAAGCAACTCAAGAACGCTTGACTGTAAATCTCAACGAAGCCATCCTGGACAATGGTGGCGTTGAATGTGAGCAAGTGCCAGAAATTTTCTTCCCCGAAGACTTCAGAGCTAAAAGCAAAGGGCAAGATCTGGAAATGGCTAAATTGGCAGAACAGACTGCAAGGGAAATTTGCCTAAGATGCCCAGTAATGGCGAAGTGCCTTCAAGTGGGAATGTTTGAAGATTATGGCATTTGGGGTGGATCCACAGCCGAGCAAAGAAAACGGATTAGAAAGCAAGCCGAGTTCTAGTCCAAATAAGCCTTAGAACGCCTTTTAGGGACTTCCAAGCCTAAAAGCAGGGATTGCCCTACTTCTTATCTTCAGACTGCTCTTTAGCCTTCTGGATCGCATCTGAAGCACCTTTAGCGACATCAGCCCGAGTAGCCTTGCCAGTCGTTGCGATTGCATAACCCAAAGCTCCAAGAACTCCAAGCATCAAAGTTCCCCAAGCAACAGCCACGCCATTGACCCAAGATCCAGTCAAGGCCGCACCAACACCTGCAGATCCACCAAGGATAAACAAGAAAATACCAAAGCCACGCCAAACAAGCTCGGCAACAACTTCATAAACAGACTTCAATCTAGACATCAAAATTTCTTTCATTATTTCGCTTTCAAATTGGCAAGGATGTGCTTCAAAGGATCAATCAAGTCTTCATAAGCGGCCAAATGGATTTTAGGGTTGCTCCAGGACTTATTAGCTTTACCGATAGACAAATGTAAATGTGCTCCAGTTGAAGCAGATCCTGACGGAGTATTCTTGCCACCACCAACTCTGCCAATAACATCACCCATTTTGACTTTTGAATCCTTCTTCAAAGGGGATTGCTCTGCAAGGTGAGCATACAAAACAAAATGACCATCTTTAGCCGAATGCACAAGAAACCATCCAAGAACATCAGACCATTCATTGATAAAAACAGTTCCGTCAGTAATTGCTGGAATCGGGGACTTCTCCTTAGGACTCCAGTCCTGACCACGATGTGGCCTGCCATTCCTATAAGGTGCAAGATTGCCAAACTCGTCATTGCGAGTCTTAGCAGGGAAAGGTTCACGATAAATTGCAGTCATGCAATCAATTCTACTGAAAGGTTAGAATCCTAATCCTTTAGTAACTGCCAGAACCAGCCCTGAAGTGATCACTGCAGTGATTAGAGCAGGCATCCAAGCATTTCTGTTGATCTGCTTTTCAAGCTCACGAATCCTGTTTTCATGATCTCTAGAAGATTCCAGGATTTGAATTGAATTTGCTTTCAGAATCTCAATGTCCCGAACGATCTGCAGAAGCAGAGTCTGATTAGTCGGCTTTGGTTGCTCAGTCATCTGCAGTCATCTCAATTCCACAAAAGCAACAGACCACAGGAATTCCGTCTGGATGTGGATAGTGCTTTTCATCTCCCATAGCACAGTTTTCTGTCTTACAAGTAATTCTTTTCATGATTAGTCCTAACCTGCCGCAGTTCCAGAAGTCATTTGAATAGCAATACCAGAAACAATTACGTTCGCCGCTGAAGTAGTGTTTCCATTATTACGCAAGCCAACAGTTACTGTTCCAGAAGTTACTGCTGAAATGTATGCAGTTAAATATTGATCTCTACTTGAAACAGTTACAAGGGGAGCAACGCTGAAGCGAGAAGCAGGAAATGCAACTGCAGTAGTTGTTGAAGTGTTGATTGCGATAGTAGCAACTTGAGTAAAAGTGAACGCTGAAGAAGCGTAAGGAAGCTTTGTAAAGTTTCCGTTCAAATCGGATGCAGTGAGAACTTCCCCGATAGACCAAGTTTTAGTGCCTGACATAATTTTCTCCTAAACCCTTATTTTACCTAAGCCAAAGTATCTGTATCTAAAATACCAAGAAAGTTGGAATCAAGTCTAAAGGGCAGGTTATCTAACGAAGCAAGACTGAAAATGATTGAATCTCTTTCCACATCAGTGTCGGAACTAATACCTAGAACCTGATAATACTTATCAACATTCGCACCTGTCGCAGAAGGTTGAAAAGCCAATCTGACGACATCTCTGATCTCAATGCCTAAAACAATGGTCTGTTGAGCCGAAGTCAAAGCTTCTAAAGCAACAGTCATGCGATTAGCCCGATACTCTGGCAATCTAAATTCTCCCAGGAACGCTGAAGCAATCTCTGCAGGTTTAGTCAAAGAAGTCGTTAGATTATCGGTCTGGCTGTAATCTCTAACTCCATACAAAGACTGGCTTGTTGAATCATCTGCAGTAGCAGTAGCATTTACGCCAACGACTTGAATCTGATTGTAGAGCTGTTCAGAAGCATAAACGACTTCAAGATCTGTGAACGGGATTGCTGTTCCGTTGAAAATAGATTGAGCATTTCCACCTGCAAAGCTTCTGACAGAAGGAGCAGTAATCGCTGAAGCAATACTAGTCAAAAGACCTGACTGGCTTTCTCTAGGGATTCCAGACCAAGCAACTTCATATGCTGTGGAAGCCGAAGCAGAAGAAGCGTAAGGGTTGTAATCTCCATTGAAATAATTCACGCTAGTTGATGCAGGCTCAATGATAAAACCATCACCACTCATGATGTAGGCACTGCTACCAATAGCTTGGGCATAAGCAACCAAACCACCGATTGCACTTCCAGAAGTTTCTGTTTTAGTTACAGAGAATGAAACCCAGCCAGTTCCAGAAACACTTGTTGAAGCGGCTGCACCAAACACTTGACCAGTTGGATCTAAAGTAAATAGACTGATGTCAAATACTCCAGCCGCACCATTCAATAAACCAGCAAAAGTAAAAGTGCCACCCATATTGGCGTATCTTTCAGGGTTGTAATCCTGATGCACAAAACCAACATAACTGTCAGTAGGAACAAAAGGATCTGCCACAGTTCCACCACGCCATGTGTAGCCACCATAAGCACTAAGAGTTGCTGTTGATTGAGTTCCAATAAGAGTCCAGCCAGTGCGTGGCTCACCTTCAACAATGTTTCCTGTAACAATAGTTGCAGTTGCAGGGTAAGTTATGAAATTGTATCTGCTGGTATTCTGCCACTCATAATCAGTGAAACTGCGATCTTTCAACTGCATGACTGCTGAAGCACTGCTGTAGAAATCTGCAGGCTCACTCCTAGCAACATTCTGCAAATAACTTAGAACATTATCTCCAGAAGAATTCTGATCATAACCAACAAGAGTATGACCACCACGAACTCCTGCATACTCTGAAGCACCAAATCCGTTGTAATTCATTACAGTATCAATTCGGTCGCTTGTGGCTTCAACCTTCCATTGCGTGCCACCAGTAAAGCTTGCATTGCTTACCCGATACATCATGTCTAAAGCAGAAACTGTTGCCTGCCCATTGAACCCTGATTCGTCATAAGTGAATTGCCAGTCCTGCACGAATCCAGTGAAACGCCTGACTCCATTACTGCTTACTCTGATCCTGCCTGCAGGTTGCACAAGCGTATAACCATAAGTGCCATTCCAAAGTGGAGAACTCTGATTCAATGGGTCAAAGACTCGGTCATTGTTCACAAAAGTGATGCTGACTGATCCTGCAGAGAAATCTTCTAAAGCCCGACTGATTCCACGACTTATTGAGATGCTTTGAACATATTGAGTTACATCAACATAACTGCTTGAGCCGAACTGAAGCTCAACAACATAAGTAGGTAATGCCATGACTAACCTGTACTTCTAGCGTTCCAGAACAATGTTGCAGGTAATCTGCCATTAGTCTTCACATACTTACCTAAAGCATCAACAGCCTTCTTTGGATCCACTGCAGTGTTATTTATTGTGATGTTATTGATAATATTTCCAGAACTGCCCTTGCCATCTTTTCCGACAAATAGACCTTTATCCATTCCAGGATTGTAAGCCGAGAATTTGCTTTTAGCTTGATTTGCAAGGAACTTTCTGTTTTCAGGTTTAGTAAATTCTGCATCAATTGTGTCTAAAGCTCCAGCAGTAATTGCAACAGGAACAAGATATTTAGCCGCAGTAACCACAGGCGTTTTTGTAAATTTAGAAATAGGACTGCCAGTATTTCCAGCGGCGATCGCAGTCATGGCAGTGATCAAGTTAGCAATTGCTTTACCACTATTTGCAAGCATCATGATTCCCTTTAGAGCAAGCAAAGCAGGCAAAGCCTGAATCAATCCTGTCGCAACATTCTTGAAGCCTTCAATCGCATCACCATCACCGAAGTATCCGAAGAAAGTTTTCACGCTTCCAATTACATCTCCAATAGCATCTTTGATATCTTGAAAAGTTTTACCTGCATCTGACTTAGGGTTAGCAAGATCGTCAAAGAACTTTCCAACAACTTCAATAGCTCCACCTTCTTTACTAATTTCATCAATAAAATCAATAAGAATTGGAAGCACAACTACACCAAGTTTTTCCTTCAAAATGTCCATGCTGTTGTTGAACTTCATAAAAGGATCAGCATTTGCTTCTGCCATGCCCTGATAAGTTTTAGCAAAATCACCTAAAACATCCTTAGACTTTGCAAGTTCAGGAAACATTCCTTTGAGAGCAGTCGTGTTACCTGCATAAGCCTTGGCGACAGCGTTAGCAATTTTAGTTTGAGATTTTCCAGAACCAGCAGTGGCATCAATAGTAATCTTTAGAAGCCTTTGAGCATCTTTCACATTCTTAGTGACATTTCCAAACTTAGCCATAGTTGGTCTAAGGTCATCGTCCATAATTCCAGTCTGCAAAGACAAGGACTCAATGAATTTGTCGTTCTCTTTTAGAGAAGCCGCTGTTGCACCAGCGTTTCTTGCAAGTTGAATATTTAGAAGGCGAGTAGATTTCTCGTCAGCCGCCGCCGCTTTAGCCGCATCAAGAAGCGTATCTGCAAGGGCTTTGATACCAAAACCAATACCGACAGCACCTAAAGTTTTAGATAATCCAGAGAAGCCAGATTTGGCTTTCTTGATTCCAGAGTCATCAAATTTTGATAACAGCTTGATAATGACGGACATTAGTTCAACTTCCTATTGACTTTCAACGCATACTTCTCTACTACTAATTTTAGGTCGGCTTCAACACCTGCCAATTTTCCTTCAACTGCAGGATAAACAAAATTAGATTTGTTGCGTTTTCTCAAATTGACAATCATGGCTTCACCTTGCCCATTGATTTTATGTGTCCTAGTGCCACCCTTATACGGATAAGGTTTAGTTCTTTCAGCCCTAGGAACTCCAGATCCCTTACCTGCAGTATCTGCTAAAGCAGTCAAAGGCGAAGCCACGATCAATCTAAACAAAGAAGTGATTGCATATCTTCTTGAGCCTGTTGCTCTGATTGAGAAATCCACTTTGTTGGCGGCTTTGCCTGCTCCCCAAGCAAGTCTTCCCGAAGGATTCTTTTCCCTTGACATACCTGAAAGTGGAGCAACTGCAGGGATTGCATCTCTGATCGCTGTCTGTGGTTTGACTGAAAGTTTGCGTGCTTCAGCGACCATCTGTTTCTTTAGTCCAGGCTCAATGGCTTTTATATCTGCAAGCAATCCCTTGACATCATAAACAACTTGCTCTGGCATTTTATTCCTAAGATTCTCTTTGCGATTTGAGTGCAAACATCATTGTGTTTAGCATCCGATCTGATTCCTGCAATAAAACGCTAGGAGCAATCCCAGTGGCAACTGCAAGATTTGCAATAAACCAGTGGTAAGAATCTTCCCCTAAGCTTTTGAAACTTTTGGGTCAGCAACCGCCACATCTTCAACAAGATCAGCCCAAGATTCAAAATCTGCAGATGTCTTTGCAACTCTGACAGAAGAAAGCCAAGCCAGATAATAGAGATGTGTAAGCTTTGAAAGCTTATCAATGCTCAAATCAAAATGGGCTTCCCACTTGATCACATCACTTGCCGAAGTAGTTATTACAGAGGCTTCGCCTTCATACAATTTGATAGTAAGTTCTAGTTTTTGCATGAAGTTATTCTAACCTATTTATGCTGTGGCTCGTGAAATTGCACCCGTTGTCGGCCAAGTGATACTGAATGTGGCTAGATCACCAATGTTTCCAGAAATAGGTGTCAAGTCAGTAACCAAACAAACTGCAGTATAGGCAGGGTTGCTTGAGCTAGTCGCTGTTGAAGTTGGCTTGATCACAACTGTCGCATTTGTGCCAAGCAAAGGCCACAAAGTAGCATCAACAGTTGAAGCTGCATAGTCCTGATTGAACTGAAGGGTTAGGCTTCCTTCTTTTAGACCAGCAACACGAGTAACCCAAGTGCTTCCAAAAGCAGTAGTCGCCACATCTGTTGCTGAACTTTTCAACTCAACTTGAGTCAAGTAAGAAGCGAGAGCAGTAGAACCATTGATTGAAACATTGAAGTCTGTTGCAACAAAAATTGCCATTTATTTTCCTTTATCTTGCGAAAACTTGAACCGAAAACTCGGCACTCAAATAGTCTATACCGTTCACAGTAATAGCCCCATACGCTGAAAGTTCTGCCAGAAAGACTTCATAAGCGTTTCCACCTAAAGTGCGATCTGATTCAACAGCCGCCTTGACTGACCCAGTTCCAGGAGCAACCCAAATGTCCAAAGTGTTCTGTGCAGTCCTTTCAGAAACTCTGCCAACGATCACAGTTACTTTGAAAGTGTATTCAGACATACTCTGATTATTTTGCCTATTGTAAGCAACCTTGGTCAGACCAATCATTGCCACAGGTGGATTCACCACATCTGGCAGAGTTTCAAGAACTCGCAATCCAGAAAGAGTCTTCAGGTTATTTGCTAATCCTGTCCGAAGATCACTAATTGACATTACGCACCAGTTCTAAGCAGACGGAACGGATTGATAAGTTGAGCCACATCACCATCAATGCTTGAACCAACTCGCATGATACCTAAGTCAGAAACACCAGCAACTCCTAGTGGAGATTCCAAACGCTTGAACAATCTTGAAGCCTGAATAATAGTCGCAAATTTGATTGAATCTGGCACGCTTGCCCAACCGAACTGACCAGTAACTTTTACTAAAGCTATGTCAGCCCAAACAGGAAACAAATAGTTATCCGTTGCAGTAATCGCATTGATTGGATAGTAAGCTCCATTCGCCCACCTATTGGCAGGCAATAACTGATAGTCGCCTGACTCCCAAGTGGTATCAAAGATTAGTGGATCAGTGCTTGCAGTCTTGATCTCACTAATTGATTGAGCATCATCAATCCAGCACATGAAACCATCATTCGCTTGAAAATAGCGAACTTCATTTGCACTAGTTGAATAAAAGTATCTGTTGCAATATTGATCAATCATTCTTGAAGCAGCATTTACGCTGTTCTCAATCAAAGCGTCATCAATAGTGTCTGTAATTCTTAGAGCCGCTTTCACATCTGCAAGCGTGCAATACCCATTTGTTATCGCCAAAATAAACTCCTAAAGTCAATTCTTATTTTAGTCGCTTGCCTGCTATGCGAGCTTTCAGTTCAGTTGTTGAAATGCCTTGAGTATAAGGAACATAAATCAAACCAATTTCACGCTTATCCAGCCAGTCCTGGGAGAACTGCATTTGAGCATAATAATCTTTCCTAGCCCAGTCATCACCGATAACCACAAAATCTGGATCTACTTTTGTAATCGCAATTTTAGAATCAGCGTTTCCATAATTTGGAATTACCGAATCCACATATTTACAGGCCAACAACACTTCGGCTCTATCTTTGAAAGAAACAACAGGTCGCTTCCCTTTATAGGCTTCAATGAATTCATCCCTATTCAAAGAAACAACAACCTGTCCACCATCTCCAGCAATTCGCTTACATTGCTTCAAGAACCTGACATGGCCTGCATGAAACAAATCAAATGTTCCACCTGTATAAACTACTGATCCCAAGCGTTAGTCCTTCTGATTTGTAAGTCCCATTCGCCTTGACTCAAATCATTTTCAGCAAGTTTTTGTTGAAACAATCTTTGATTAGCTTGGAAGGTTCTGTCATTCTGGCTATGAAAGCCACTGTTCAGCGTGCTTGAATTATCGTGCAACATCACAGCATGAATAAATTTCGCAGGAACTCCAGCGGCTTTCAATCTGTGTTCATAGTCATTATCTTCAAAATAAATCGGGTGAAATCTCTCGTCAAAGATTCCTGCTTTTAGAACTGCACCTTCGCCAAGAACAAAGCCACTCCACTTAGGCATAATGCTTAGAAAATTGATTGCTTCAGGATCCACTTGCTCGCTAATCTTCTTCAAAGCTCCTTCGGCAAAGACAGAATCATCATTGACTAAAACCCAATAAGGTGCGAAAGGAGTTGTCTTGATAATTAGATTCAATCCACCACCATAACCCAAGCCATGTGGAACTTGAATAAGCCAAAGATTCTTGACCAAATCTGGCTTCACAGGTTGCCATTCACGCTTGCCAGAATTATCCACAATTACCAGATTTTCCACTGGATAATCAATGCTTGCTAAAAGGCGATCTGCCAGATCAAATCTTGAGTAAGTGAGAAAGCCTAAAACTGGAATCACTGGTTCTTCACCTTGATTGCTTTACAGCAACACTTATCAGGAACAGGATCCCAAACACATTCACCACAACACCTGCCATTGTGCTGACTCACTTGGCAGAAAGCTTTTCAATCAAAGGTTTCCAGGATTCTGCATAAACCTTGTCGGCATCATACTCTTTAGCGAAAGCAATCGTGTCAGGGAACTCTTTCTTTCCACGCTGATAAGCCTGCTCTAAAGCATCCACAATTCCTTGAACAAGTGGAATGTTGAACCAAGTGTGCTGACCTGCATCCCAGAAAGGTTGCCCATTGACTAGGAAAGAATCAGGAGAAGCAAGCTCTGCAGAAGCCGCAAAGTTAGAAGTGATAATAGGCACGCCACAAGCTTGTGCTTCTATCTGTGGAACGCCAAACCCTTCACCATAGTTGCAGAACAAGCCGACATCCCAAGCCGAATAGATCGCCGCCAAAGTTTCTTGTGAAATACCATACTGATACGCAATTGGATCAACGAAGGCAACTTTCTCAGATGGAACTCCACAAGCCTGAAGGATGTTCGGCAAAACAAATCCAGACTGCTTTCCATAAGGTTCAGTATGCAAATACAAAACGACATCATCATGCTTGGCGGCGAAGATTGCAAATGCTAGAAAGTTCTCTGCAACTGCTTTTCTGTGAATAAAGCCACCTGCTTTGTTAGCAAAATTCATTCCAACAACGAACTTGTCTTTTCCACGCACAAATTCTTCACCCGAAATTCCTTCAGGGAGATTTGCTGTCGGCTTGAAAACTTGCGTATCAATAGCGTGGGGAATGTATTCGGATTCAAGACCTGCCTGCTCAATCATGTTCTTACCGAACTTGGACATGGCAATAGGAGTTACATTTGGCTTCTTTAGCCACGCCAAAACCTTTTCAGGTGCAGGCTGATGATCAATCGGAGTCCAGGATGCAATCGGTAAGCTATCTAAAGCAGGGTTATCTAAAACCCACACATCATACAAAGTGATCAGAAAATTTGGTAAGCCTTTATTTTCTGCACTCCAGTGCTGAAAGTTTAGTGGAAGCACATCAGTTGAATACTGATTCATTCCCCTTGAATAGTGGGGAATCAAGCCTGATCCTGTTTCAATCAGACCATTGACTCCTTCGCCACCATAGTTAGAAAGCATGGCAACCTTATGACCATCTTTGACAAGTCTTGAAATAACTTGTTTAGATTGAGTTCCATAACCAGTTGGTTGATTAAGTGAATTTGAATACCAAGAAATGCATGTTTTTGTCATGCGACCAGCATAGTAGAAAACACTCCCTAAATCTGCTACGAAACAGAAATAGGGAGTGCTGTCTAAAAGAGTAAAGAAGCCTTAGCTTGCTCCACCCTTGAATTTCTTGATGTTCGCCTTCTGCACGAGTGCACTGTCAATACGCCAAGTCGCACGCCATGTGGCCAAGTCGTTTCCGAATGCATAGTCATCACTGCGATCAACCTGAAGACCACCAGCGTTTCTGATGTAAAGTGCCTTCATATCTCCAACAGCAAGTGAGTTAGCACCAGTTGCAGGTGATGGCATTGAAGGAGTTTCAATAACTGGAACACCTAGAACTAGATCACGCTTGTCAAGACCAGTTCCGATATCAAACAGGTATTGACCATAAGAGTCCTTTAGCTTACGCAGTGCCGCAATAGAAGTGCTGTTTGCAAGCATTGCGAAAGTTGGCTTCTGACGAAGTGAACCATCTAGAGAATACACAAGGTCAATTACGTTATCCGCAGAGAACGCACCTGATACACCTGTTGAACCAGTAACACCAGTGCCTGCCACAGGTAAGAACCCTGTCGGTTCAACTGTCCCTGTGCCATTGATAATCTTGTCGCCAATTGCATAACCGAAAGAGTTACCGAACTGCTCTGCAAGGAAACCAATAACATCAACGCCTGCATCAAGAACAAGTTCTCTAGCCAACTGGCTCAAAGCACTGAACTTAAAGGATCCAAGTGTGGTGAAGGTATTGAATGTCGGTTCTGACGTTCCGATACTTGAACCTGCACCAACGATTGTTGCAGTTGAGAAAGCAGACTGTGAAGGAATCTGAAGGTTCTCACCTGAAGCAGTGTTGATCACAGTTGCATACTCAAGCAATGGGTTAACTAGACGAGCAACTTTCACGATCTCGTTATAGAACGAAGTCGGTACTGGTGCACCAGTTGTGGAAGGTGTAATAGCACGGAACTCGTGTCCACGAACTTCACCAAGAATCATCTTGCGAAGAATGTCAGACTCTGAATCTGAAACAGTTGCACCAGCGAAATCAACTGCGGCCTTAGTCATTACTTCGGCAACCTTTGCTTCACGCTGTTCTAGTTCAATTAGTTCATTACGCTTGTTGATTTCAGCAGTCAGATTTGCATACTTTGCTTCATCTTCGCCAGACCAAACATTGCCACGAGCTTCAACTGAATCAATCAGTTCTTTTGCTTCATGCCAAGCTTTAGCTTTTGCATCAACCTGCTTTGAGATAAATTCACTCATAAGGGTTTGTTCCTTTCAAGAACATAAATAGGGGATTTTAGACTCAGAGATAAACTCACATAATCTGATCAGGGATAAACGCACTGACAAAATCATTTTATACTGCAGAAATAGATACGCCAGAAACAAAAAAACCCCCTGGGACAAATCAGGGGGAAAGAATTAGTTTTCTTTTTTATTGTGAGCCAAGGAAACCTAGCAATCACAAGGACACTCTACACCTTTTGCATCAATAAATCCAACTGCTTCTTCTTCATGTCAAGCAGGGCTTGGGCATTATTGACTTCAGGATCCTTCTGAAGCACCTTATTTAGCGTTTCAGTCAGCAATTCGCCTTGGCGTTCAGTCAATTCTTCGCCTGATTCTAGGGCAAGAAGGGCTGAAGTTAGCTCTTCGGCTGAAACTCCCCTGATCTCTGCCAACTGCAGGATCTTGCTTTGTAGATCAGAAAGTGATCTAACGCTTGCAGTTCCAGAAGTGGCTGTATATGCAGGCCATGAAACGACTGATACTTCATGGATATTTACACGCTTCAGTATTCTTTGATCTGCCGAAATCCATTCGTCCCCATTTGCGGCAACTCTGAATCCGAAACTAAAGGCGTTCACATCTCCACGCTTGATTAGCGTAGCCGCATCACGACCTGCCTGTGTGTCAGGAAGATTTGCTTCAATAAGCAGACCATGGCTATCTTCAGTAACTGTCAAAGTTCCTGCTCTAGTGGATCCTAAAACTATTCCTGTGTCATGATTCCAAAGAAGCTTGATGTCATTTCTTGACTGCAGAGAAGCCCTGAAAGCTCCAGGCTCAATTGTTTCAGTGAATGGCAAAGGCTCGCTAGGAGAGTTGAAGACTGCGGCATATCCTCGCAAAGTCATTCCATCACCTTCAGCACGAATCTCTAGGTCATGAATTGCTTGTCTTCTTTCAATGCCTTTAGCAACTCTCTCGCCACGCTTTGCAAGTTCGGCAACCTGCTCTGGCTCAACAAATCTGACTGCATCTTCTTCCATCATTTCAGGAGCAGGCATCTCAACAACATCAGTTGGTGCAACTTCTGCAGTGCTTTCAACTAATTCAGACAAATCAGAAACAGTATCAACAAGCTTGCCAACTAGTTCCAGGACATCTCCCTTCAATTCTTTGAGTTGCTCAAGCAAATACTCTTTGCCCATTGAAACCTCTTCCATTTTGATTTCTTCCATTTGTCTTACTCCATCCATAGCAGGTAAATCATTTGGTGAATAAACTGCATCTACTCCAGCATTTCTGTAAGAAGCCCTTGCTTCAGCATTATTTTCAACCACAAAAACCACTTCCAAACCATCTGCTAAAAACTTTGAAGCGACTTCGCCTTTGAATTTAGCACTTTCATTCTGATCATTAGGTTGCATGATCAACCTTGAATAACTAACTTCAAGTTTATCTAGTAAATCTGTAGTTGCCTTGCGATCAGATTCATGTCTGCCAGTAACAATCACCAAATCAACTTGCTGTGATCTAATCCAAGAATAAAGATAAGAGTTCAACTGACCATCAACTAGCAGAGTGTCATCAAAGTCGCTAATTGCAATCTGATTTGGTAAAGCCCTAACAGCAGATTCACTTGGCAAATTATTCACCCAAGATTGACCTGCATCACCACCCCAAGCATCCCACGCAACACGACCAGCAGACGGAAAGTTATCTTCCCCAGCATTGAAACCGGTCGCTTTCTTATCCACTTCATGTCGTGCGAAATAGGAAATCATTCGGTTTACAGTTTCACCAGAAATGGCAACGCCTGAAGCTAACTGCGAAGCCCTTCTTCTACCAACTGCAGTGAAGCCACTCCCTGCATAGCCTTCTTCAATCCACTTCAAAGCTCTTTTAGCCGCAACAGCCACGCCTGCAGGTGGAGAATATATTTCATTAGAATCAACTGCTCTCTCACCACCAACAGGAACGCCTTCAGCCAAACTAACTGCGATCATCTGTGCAATGGCTTGAGCTTTAGTCTTATACTTGCCTAAAACAACTCCGTCATCTTTGACTGTGTTCCAGCCTGTTGAAACTTGCTCAATGAAATAAGGCATCTTTAGTCCTGCTTCTGAATCATCACGCCAAGTTGCCAGTCCCCTGTAGCAGTTCTTGCGTAAAGGGAATCTCCTGGATCCAAAGTTATCTGTAAAAACACATTTGGACTTAACTCAACAGAATCGCCTGCAACCAAATCTGCGTTGCCGATATATATAAGGCGACCATCTGCTTTCTCAAGATTGTGAATTGTTGCCCGAACAGGTTGAATGTCTGGAGAAACAATCTCAACTAAAGCAGTTCCAACAGTGAAAGCATTTTGACTAATTGGCATTATTCCCCTGTTTCATAACTGCCATCAGGCACAGTTGTAGGATTCTGAAGTTGCACTGTTGGCAAGCCTGTGTGAGCAATCTTTGGTAAGCCTAGAACTGTCAAGACATCTTCAGGAACAAAGCCTAGAGAGATTAGCTTTTGAGCCATTGTGATCTTAGTTTCGTCTTCAGTCAATGAAGCGGCAGAAATGTCCACATTTGCTAGTGGAACTCTTATGACATCTCCACCTTCAATTGGTTGCATGTTTTCTTTTCTTCTAACTTCATTAGTTGAGAACACACCATTCTGAAGCATCTTAGAGTAGCCTTCAATTCTTGTTGCATAATCGCCACGAAGCAGATCGTCAGTATTGAATGACAAGAAAGCATAATCTGGAAGCAGGCTTGAGAAAGCATCTTCAAGTTTTGCTAACCATGGTCTAAGCGTGTGAGTAACAAACGCAATCTGCTTCTGCTCAATGCTGTTGTAAGACTGACCACCATTGTTCAACCCGATCATGTCTGTTGGAACACGATAAGCTCTGGCAATGTCTTCAACTGCAAGTCTGCGAGAGTCAAGCATTTGGGCTTGATCATTAGCGATTGTTGTTGGCTTGAAGCTTGCACCACCAGAAAGAATTCCAGTCTTGTGAGCCTTACGGAATCCCTTGTGCTGTCTATCAAAACTCTTTGCAAGGTTCTCTGCTTGCTCTGCAGTCAATGCTCCAGGATACTCAATTACACCTTGTGTAAGTGTGCCTTGTCCAAAGAAGCGAGAAGCAAAACTTTCTAAAGCAATCGCTAACCCGATATTCTCTTTCAAAGTATCAACTGGAGATTTGGCTCTAAGATCTCCAGCTAAAAGAATTGAGCCAGCAATGTGAAGAACATCATCTGTTGTTAAAACTTTTCTGGTTTCTCCAGAATAAGCAAACAACTTTTGACCTAAAGAATTTCTTGAAACAGTTACAGCCAACGGATTCAAAACAATCATGTTTATTACTTTGCCCTGATCATCTCTGAAGATTCTGATAAAAGCATTTCCGTCAGTCAGCAAACTGATTAGAGTCTGTTGCCAAAATGCCACGCTAGGCATGGAAGCATCTGGCTTGATAACCCAAGCAGGTCTAGGTCTATAAGGCGTAGCAATTCCATCTTTGCGAATATAAGTATCAACTGGCAGAGCAGAAATAGTGTCTGAAATCAAAGATACGCAAGCCCAAACTGCATTGACCTGCAGTGCAGTGTTGTAATCCACATAAGCCGAAGATTGGGTTTCGTATGAAGTCAGATCTCCAGCACCCCAAAGAGATTGAAAAGAAATTGCTCTGGACTCTCTAAGATTTCCTAGCATTAGTTACTCCTTCTTTCTAAAGCTAACCCAAATAGAAGAACCCCTGTTCCTGCAACAACTAAACCTGCAGGAATGTAGATCAAAGAAATGGCGATAGCAATCACTGAAATTCCGACTGCTTGCAAAATTGTAGATAACAAAGGCATCCTTAGAAAACAAAAAATTCTGGAATAACATCCGTTTCTAGTTTAGTAGTTGCTCTATCATAAGCCATTACAAAAGCGACAGCGGCGTCAATCTTTCTTGCACTGTTGCGAGATTCTTTCACAATTCTTGCACCCATTGCATCAATCTTGAGCATGGAGTTATCCAAATGTCTTGCCAGCAAAGGATTTCCATCATGAGTCAAAGTAGCTTCAGTAACTGAATCAAAGACTTTCTGGCAGGCAGGAATCATACGCCTTGGACTTGTGCAAGGAAACTCCACAATGGGCAATCCAAGATCCTGAAGCACTGCCATGCTTCTTTGCCATCTGAAAGGGTCAAAGGCAATTTCTTTTACATTCCTGTATTTCTGGCAGAACATCTTGATAGTTTCTTCAACTTCCAAAGTATCAACACGCCACTCTGCATTGTCTGTCGGTTGCTTCTCCCAGGCTTTGACAAGAAACACATGAGGCTTATCTTCTTTAGATTTAGGAACAGTAACTCCAACAATGGCTGTGGTATCTCCAGAGAATGATCCATCAACGCCCAGAATAATTTCTGCATCTTCGGCAATTTCAATCTCTGCCCTAAGCGTTCCCCAAACACCTGCAGGAAGCCAAGCATTTTGAGAGCTAACCCATTGATTGCAACGCTTTGTTCTGAACTCTGCTTCAGGTGTTCTTTTCACCATTGATTCAAAGTCGCTTTTAGAATTCAAATCTCCGTAAGCAGGGTTTGCTTTTATCCATGTTTCTTCAAGTCTGTGATCTGCATCAAGTGGTGCTTCCCACCATGCCATGTAAAAACTCGGGTCGTCAATTTCACCAGTGGCAACCTTTTGTCCGTATTTGTAAAGCTGATAAGCAGTTGAGTCTTGACCTGTTGAATCTGACTTCACTCCACAAGTCGTTGTCGCTAACATAATTGGCTGTTTTCTGGAAGCCATAGAAAGTTGCATAACATCCCACATAGTTCTGTCCTGCAAAGCGTGAATCTCGTCAAAGATAACTGCCGAAGCGTTCAAACCTTCCTTTGAGTAAGCTTCAGCTGAAAGCACTCGCCAAACAGAACCAGTTTCAGGAACTTCAATGACATCCCGATAAATGTTGCACATTGAAGCAAGTTCAGGTTCTCTCTCAATAATCTTTCGGGCATCTCCAAAAGTGATTCTCGCCTGCTCCTTTTCAGCGGCACAAGAATAGACTTCACCACCATCATCTCCATTGAAAAGAAACCACAAGCCAAGCCCTGTAATCAAGGCCGACTTTCCGTTTTTTCTCGCCATTGACCAAATGGCTGTTCGTTTCTGGAAAAGTCCATTCTCGTCTAAAACTAAAGTTTCTTCTAAAAGTTGTTCCTGCCAAGGTCTAAGTTGAATCGGCTCACCAGTATTTCCTGCAACAGAATCCTTGGTTAGAGTCACAAAAGTGTTAATGAAATCAATGGCATCTGCACCTTTAGAACCATACTTAGATTCCGTTGGAGTTACCCAAGCAGGTGGCCATGAACTATTTAGATTCTCCACTTGCCCTTGCTTCTTGCCTACGCTTCAAGGCATCCATCTTACTAATTGCTTTTACTTCAGCGACTCCAAGTCTGGATCTATCTGCAGGAGTGAATCCTAAAAGGCTTAGATTGCTTATGATTCTAGAATCTAGTTCTCTCAAAGCTTTGCGTTCTCTCCAGTCCTGATTCTGCATTACTTTCACTCTAAGATTCCATCTTTCGTCCACAAGCTCACAAGTCATCAACAGAATTTCAGAATCGGTATTAGGGCTTATCCAACTCAAGCCAGAACCCCAAATCTTGTCCCAAAACTCACGCCCATACTTTAGAAGCGGCCGAGCAGGTTCAGGAATTCTTGAAATAGGTTCTAAAAGTTGAAGTTGAGTGGTATCTGGTAAAGGTCGCTTTCCAGGATTGCCCAATTTTCTTTTGACTTCAGTAGGTTTACTTGGTCTTCCTGCTGGCATAAGTTAGTCCTTGGGTTGGAGCAGTAGGGTCAGATTTGCACTGCCTTCTTTTGACTGGGAGTCAATCGCATCACTATCAATGCTTCTACCGCCTACACCCTTATACATGGTAGCACCTTGTCGCTGAATTTCGCTGAAAGGTAGAATCGGGACTGTCAGGCGATCCTTAGCCGAAGGATTTAGAAAATACATGTAGCGAAGTTGAAAGCCTGCAAGTGGAGCCGCACCATTCTTCTTCCAATAGGTCGCATTTCCACCACCTGGAAGACCGACATTCAAACTAAGGTCAGTCATGATTTCCCCATTAGGCATCCTAAGAATTGTCTTGTTCTTCTTCAAGCCAGTCAAAAAAAATCCACTAGCCCGATAAATAGTTCCATCTCCACACTGCGTTCCATCTGCAAAGCTAATGACCCACTCAACTGTTGGTGCGTGCTTCTTCAACATCTTCATTGCAACGCTGATTGCTCTGCTCTCTGAATTCTTAGGCAAGGCATCAGTGAAGGCCATGCGATTCAATTCCAGAAAACCATTCCAAGCAGTGTCCTTGACCAAGCCAATAACTTTACTCTTATCAAGCGAAGGGCCGAACGACATCACGCCTTCAAGCGAACCTGCATAAAAAACGCCAAGATGCAACTGACTATTAGAAACAACTTTGCCGCTGTAGTGAACTCGCTTGACCAAAGCATTTGCTTCTTTAGAAGAAATGGGTTTGACGACAATATCCTTAGCCGACATTACTTCTCCATCCAAGCTTCAACAATTCTGAAGATAGCGTTTCCATTGCTGTTCGTATTCAAATCAAAATCAAAATCACCCAAAGCCTTAGCCTGATCTAAAGCGACTCTGATCAGATCTGCTTGAGAGTTATGCAAAGTGAAAGACATGGTTTCCATTTCACCCTTTTCTTTACCCAAGCCTTCAAAGGCATCTTCAAGTTCTTGCTCTCCAGGCTGTTCAATCTTGAAGAAACCAAAATCTTCAATTTCAAAATCTGCTTCTTCAAGCTCAATCAACTGAGAAGCCAAAACTTCTTTATCCCATTCAGCCAATTCTGCTGACCGATTATCTGCCAGAGCATAAGCCTTGACTTTGTCTGCATCCCACTCGTCTGGAATCAATGCCACTTGAATCTCTTTCCACCCCAAGGATCTTGCCGCAATGATTGTTCCATTTCCAGCGACCACAGTTTTACGCCAAACGACAATTGGCTTTCTCTGACCAAAGGCTTTCAAGCTTTCAGCAATGACCTTGAGATTCAGGTCATCATGCTTCCTTGCATTATTGGGATCAAGCGACAAGTCATCAATTTTCAAAGTTTCAATATTCATGAACTAAGCCTATTTGAAAAAAGGCATAATTTTGCGAATACCTG